CCCAGATAGTTGGTTTCAAAATTACCTGTGTAAGTTTCTTGGGCGTAATTAGTTGCAAAATTCCCAGCATAGTTTGTATCAAAGGTTCCCAGATAATTCGTTTGGAAATTACCTGTGTAAGTTTCTTGGGCGTAATTGGTTGCAAAATTCCCAGCATAGTTTGTTTCAAACGTTCCCAGATAATTGGTCTGGAAATTACCTGTGTAAGTTTCTTGGGCGTAGGTAACACTAAAGTTACCCGCATAGTTTGTTGCGAATGTACCCGTATAGTTTACACTAAAGTTACCTGTATAGTTTTCTTGAACATACAGAGAATCAAATGTGCCTAGGTAATTTGTTTCAAACGTTCCCAGATAGTTGGTTTCAAAATTACCCGTATAGTTTTCTTGAGTGTAAGTTAAAGCGAAATTACCTGCATAGGTTAAAACAAAATCTCCAGAATAAGTTTGTTCGAAATTACCGATATAATTGTTTTGCACATAAGTGACAGCGAAATTACCGATATAGTTTGTATTGAACGTTCCCAAATAGTTTAAACTAAAGTTACCAGTATAATCTGCTTGTACATAGTTTTGTAAGAAGTCATTACTGAACTGTTGAGTAAATTGTGATGTAAAATCTTGTTCAAAATTACCCGTGTAGTTTTCTTGAGTATACGCTTGAACAAATGTTCCCGAGTATGGTTGTGCAAAATTGCCAACGTATGTGGTTTCAAAATTACCTGTGTAGTTTTCTTGAGTGTAAGTTACAGCGAAATTGCCTGTATAAGTTGCACTAAAGTTACCGACATAACCTTGTATAAAGTTACCAGTATAGTTCGATTCGTTATAAGTTGCCGTAAAATCACTTGAAAACTGTTGTAAAAAAGTTCCGGTAAAATTAGTTTCAAACGTTCCCAAATAGTTTTGTGTAAAGGTGTTGGAAAACTGTGTTTCAAAATTACCTGTGTAGTTTTCTTGAGTGTAAGTTACAGCGAAATTACCTAAATATGATGCAGTGAAGTTACCAATGAAGTTACCTGTATATTGCGCTGTTACCGGACCTTGATAGGCTACAGTAGAATCTGTACTGAAATTACCTGTATATTGTGTACCATATGCTATGGTAAAGACAGAAGTAAAGAAACCAGTAAAGTAAGCTGGAGGAACATATCGTGCAATAGAATAATAACCACCACCGGCACCATCAGAAGCGAAGAAAGTCCCTCTATAATAAGTGTATCCATCAGTACCAGTTTGTGGTGATGAAGCTCCCGGCGGCACAGAGGCGCTTACAAAGAAAACCTGCGAACTATCCCAAAGACCTACAGAGCCTTGTACGAAACCACTATCAAGCCAATGGTACACGTTTTGTGTGTAAAGATATCCAGAAAAGTTGCCGGGGTAACCATACTGTTGACTAAAGTTACCCGTATAAAATAATGTCGGGCCCGACTGATACTGTTGTGTGAAATCTCCAATAAAGTTACCAGTGTACCCCTGTTGCGTATTTCGTTCGTAGACTTGTGTAAAAGTACTAGTAAAACTCGAAGAGAAACCCACTGAAAAATTACCAACGTACTGCCCTTGGAAAGTAGATAGGAAAGTACCCAAATAGTTCTGTGTAAAACTATTAGAAAACTGTGTCTCGAACGTTCCTAGATAATTCGTCTGGAAATTACCAGTATAAAATAAACTGAAGTTACCAGTATAATTAGCTTGGAATGTTTGTAAGAAATCACCATCAAAGTTTTGGGTAAAACCAGCAGAAGAGAAATTCTGTACAAAGTTACCAACGTATTGTCCTTGGAAGTTGGTTTCAAAATTACCCACGTAAGGTTGAGTAAATTGACTTGTAAAATCCTGTTCGAAGTTACCCGTATATTGTCCTTGGAAGGTACCAAGGAAAGTACCAGAATAATCAATAGAGAAATTACCAGTATAAAATAAACTGAAGTTACCAGTATATTGCCCTTGGAAAGTACTTAAAAAATCAGCTGAAAAATTAGTTTCGAACGTTCCCGCATATGTTTGTTGAAAGTTACCTAGATACTGCCCTTGGAATGTCTGTACGAAAGTACCAACGTAATTTACACTGAAATTGCCTGAATAGTTTTGAACGAAATCACCCGTGTACTGCCCTTGGAAAGTAGATAGGAAAGTGCCAGTGAAGTTAGTCTCAAATGTTCCCAGATAGTTCGTTTGAAACGTACCTGTGTATTGCCCTTGGAAATTGAGAGTGAAATCAGATGAAAATTGAGTTTCGAACGTTCCCGTATATGTTTCAACAAAGTCACCAGAGTACTGACCCTCGAAGTTAGATAAAAACGTACCAGTGAAATTGGTCTCGAATGTTCCTGTGTACGTTTGAACGAAATCACCCAAATACTGCCCTTGGAAGTCCGATAAGAAAGTGCCAGTGAAGTTCGTTTCAAATGTTCCTGTATACGTTTGAACGAAATCACCCAAATACTGCCCTTGGAAGTCCGATAAGAAAGTGCCAGTGAAGTTCGTTTCAAATGTTCCTGTATATGTTTGTTGAAAGTTACCTTGATATTGACCTTCGAAATTTGATAAGAAAGTGCCAGTGAAGTTAGTCTCAAATGTTCCCAGATAGTTCGTTTCAAACGTACCAACATATTGCCCTTGGAAGTTTTGAACAAAGTCACCCGAATAATTTGTTTCGAAATCACCAGTGTAGCTTGTCTCAAATGTACCTAGGTACTGCCCTTGGAACGCTTGTACAAAGTCTCCACTATAATCTGTGTCAAACGAACCAGTGTAGTTCGTTTCAAACGTACCGACATATTGACCTTCGAAGTTTACACTGAAATTGCCTGAATAATTTACACTGAAGTTACCAGAATAATCTTCCTGCACATAGTTTTGTAGGAAATCATTTGAGAAATCCTGTTCAAAGTCACCAGAGTAATTTACAGAAAAATCACCAGAATAGTTAATCGAAACGGACTCTCCCATCCATCCAAACAATGGTTCTTCGTCGTCAGTTGCATCATTGACAGTGACAAGGTAGACATCAGTACCTTCGAATTTCCATAGAGTATTTGAATTGAAGTTTGCCGCAGATCCTGAATCTAATGCAATATCACCCGCAACACCAAAACCAGATGTTCCTTCACGGAAAAATACAGAAGGACTGGTCGCATTACCAGACGCATAGAAAGTTTCATGAAGAACCCAAGCAGATCCGTTCCAACTAGAAACCTGAACAGAACCACTATTGGGTACAACCAAATGGAAGTCTGACAGAACACCGGCGTGCATGTAGTGGGACGATAGATATTCCGTACCAACACCTTGACACGCATCACCACCCGCTCCATCCGCAATCTCTACAGCAACACAGGGGTTCGCATCAGCAACCCTGTATGTCGCATTTGTTGAAGGAGCCGCATTGTTTACAGATGATTCAACTCCATTTCGTCGACGATAAACCACGGTAGATGCCGGAGTCAACATCATATAGTCCGCACCAGACTGGATTGCACTCGCAACCATTTCTACGTCTGACTCGAAGAACACCCATGCGTTCAATGTTGAGGTAGAATAAGTCGCAACCGTTCCTGCGGTCAAACTTACTGTCGTGGTTGCTGTTCCACTAATACCACCCACAACATTGTCGTAGACAGTAACTGTACCGTTTTCCTTCGCATAGAAGTAGACGGTCATAGGTGCGTTACGGTTTGCGTAATTACCGAACAAAGTTCCTCTCATATTCCAAGGGATTGGTACGTGGTTAGCACCCCAGTCTTGAATATGGAAAGGTTTTCCGTTGGTAAATAGAATGTCACCTTGAGAAACAGAAATGGTTCCGGTTTGAGACGCAGCCGTTGAACCTACAACCGTTGTGACAGTGCCACCACTGTCTTTGTAAATAATGGTACCCGATTCGTAAATAGAATAATTTACGGTGGCGTTGGTCATTATGATGTATTCACCCAGACCACTATTTCGACGATAGTCTATACCAATATAGTCAGAAACAAAATCACCCGAATAAGTTTGTACAAAATCACCCGAGTATTGTTCTTGTACATAGTTTTGTAGGAAATCATTTGAAAAATCTTGTTCAAAGTCACCCGAATAATTTAGACTGAAGTTACCAGAATATTGTGACTGTGCGTAATTACTAACAAAATTACCATCATAAGTTTGTTCAAAATCGCCACTGTAATTTACGCTGAAGTTACCAGAATATTGTTCTTGGACGTAGTTCTGTACAAAATTACCCGTGTAGTTTTCTTGAGTATAAGTTTCGACAAAGTTACCCGAGTAAGTTTGTTCAAAGTCACCGCTGTAGTTTACGCTGAAGTTACCACTGTAGTTTTCTTGAACATATGTTTCAACGAAATTACCTTCGTATGTTTGTTCAAAGTCGCCAGAGTAATTTACACTAAAGTTACCAGAGTAATCGTCCTGTACATAATTCTGGACGAAATTACCAGCATATGTTTCCTCGAAGTCACCACTGTAGTTTACACTAAAGTTACCAGAGTAATTGTCTTGGATATAAGTCGCAACAAAATTACCATCGTATGTTTGTTCAAAGTCACCACTATAGTTTACGCTGAAATTACCAGAATATTGTTCTTGAGTATATGTGACACTAAAATTACCCGAGTATGTCTCTTCGAAGTCACCCGAATAATTTACACTAAAGTTACCACTGTAGTTTTCTTGGATATAAGTTACACTGAAATTACCAGAGTATGTCTCTTCGAAATCACCAGAGTAATTTACACTAAAGTTACCAGAGTAATCATCCTGTACATAATTCTGAACAAAGTTACCAGAGTACGTCTCTTCAAAATCACCTGAATAGTTTACACTGAAATTACCGCTGTATGAATCTTGAACGTAGTTTTGTTCAAAATCACCAGAATATGTTTCTTCGAAGTCGCCCGAGTAATTTACACTAAAGTTACCACTGTAGTTCTCTTGAATATAATTCTGAACAAAGTTACCCGAGTATGTTTCCTCGAAGTCACCGGAATATGGTACAGAGAAATTACCACTGTAAGAATCTTGTACGTAGTTTTGTTCAAAATCACCCGAATAGGTTTCTTCAAAGTCACCCGAATAATTTAGACTGAAGTTACCAGAATAATCTTCTTGAGTGTATGTGACACTAAAGTTACCAGAATATGTTTCTTCGAAGTCACCAGAGTAATTTACACTAAAGTTACCACTGTAGTTTTCTTGAATGTATGTGGCACTAAAGTTACCGTCATAATTCTGTTCAAAGTCACCCGAATAATTTAGACTGAAGTTACCACTGTAGTTTTCTTGAACATAATTCTGTACGAAGTTGCCTTCATATGCAGTTAAAAAATCGCCCGAATATGGTTCAATGAAATTACCACTGTAGTTGTCTTGGGCATAATTCGTCTCAAATGTTCCGAGGTACTGTTCTTGCACATAGGTTGCAATGAAGTTGCCCTCATAGGTTTGTTCGAAGTCACCTTCATATACAGTAACAAAATTACCACTATAATCTTCTTGAGTGTATGTTACAGAAAAATCACCCGAGTATTGTTCCTGCACATAATTTTCTACAAAGTTACCCGAGTATGTTTCCTCGAAGTCACCGGAATAGTCTATGCTAAAATTACCAGAATAATCTGTTAAGAAATTACCAGAGTATTGCCCTTGGAAGTTGGTTAGGAAATCTCCTGAATATTGTCCTTCAAACGTTTCTAGGAAATCACCCGAATATTGACCTTCGAAGGTCTGAACGAAATTACCCGAATAATTTACACTGAAATTACCAGAGTAATCTTCTTGGGTGTACGTAGTCTCAAAGGTTCCGGAATATTGTTCCTGAACATACGTAGTTTCAAAATCACCAGAGTAATTTTCAATGAAGTCACCAGAATAATCCAGTGTGAAATTACCAGAATAATCTTCTTGAGTATAGACTGTCTCAAACGTACCAAGATATTGTTCCTGTACATAATTCAGTTCGAAGTCGCCCGAATAGGTCTCTTCAAAATCACCAGAATATGGAATACTGAAATTACCTGAATAATCTTCTTGAGTATAGACTGTCTCAAAGGTTCCTGAATATTGATCTTGAAGATAGTTGGTCTCAAAATCACCCGAATAATTTACAGAGAAATCACCCGAGTAATTAATAGAGAAGTTGCCTTCATACCCTTCAGTGAAATTACCTTCGTATTGACCTTCGAAAGTCTGTAAGAAATCACCCTCGTAGGTTACAACGAAATCGCCCGTATATTGTTCTTGAGTATAGGTGACACTGAAATTACCCGAATAGTCGTTCTGAATATATGTGACACTAAAGTTACCAGAATATGTTTCTTCGAAGTCACCAGAGTAATTTGTTGAGAAGTTTCCTGAATATTGTTCCTGAACATATAAGGTGACATAATCTGTCGCATATGTCTCTTCGAAATCACCCGAATAGTTTACACTGAAATTGCCCGAGTATTGTTCCTGAACATAAGTCGAGACGTAATCTGTCAAATACCCTTCAATAAAATCTCCACTGTAGTCCAGTGAAAAATTACCTGAATATTGTTCTTGGACATACAACGAAACATAATCAGTCGCATATGTCTCTTCGAAGTCACCAGAATACGAAACGGTAAAGTTACCCGAATATTGTTCCTGAACATACAATTCTTCGAAAACGGCACCATACGTCTCTTCGAAGTCACCCGAATAGTCTACACTAAAGTTACCCGAGTATTGTTCTTGGACATACGTAGTTTCGAAGGTACCCGTATACTGATCTTGAATATACAATGATTCGTATTCTGATACATATGTTTCGACATAATCAGTGAGGTAACCCGAAACGTAATCAGAAATATATTGATCTCTCAAGTAGAAAGAAATATAATCTGTACTGTAAGGAATAATATCAGTGTTCAAATACTGTACACTGAATATACCCGTGTATTCTTCTTGTATATAATTGGTAACGTATTCGGTCAGATAGTTATCAACGAAGTTTCCAATATAGTCTGTTTCGTAGCTACCCGAATAGTTTTCAGTTACATAAGCGGATTCATATACAGATTCAAATTGTGCTCCAGAGTATGCCGCTTCATAGGGTTCAGGTAAGCCAGGACCTGTATACGTTTCTTCAGCAACATAATCTGTTGCATATGGTTCAGCAACATATGGTGCAATAAAATCACCAGAGTAAGATTGGGAATACTGCGCTTCGAAAATCTGTGTAAATGTACTTTCGTATTCTGAACTGTAAAGAGTAGAATAATTTCTAAAATAATCTCCGATATATTCTTCGGAGAAAACCTGTGAGTAGTCTCCTTCATACACATCCGAATACGTACCTTCGTAAGTTGCACCCAAATAAGTTTCACTATAAAACTCTTGACCCGTATACCCCGGCTCGGTAACAAACGATAATCGAGTGTCAAGTGCGGTACCACGTGTTTCCCATGTGCCGGGGTCTGTTGGTGGACCTTGCAATGATGATCGCAACTGGTAAGTACCAATACCAGAATTCATTGCGGTTACCTTCGCACGTTCACCCAATGTGTACTCGATCTCCGCATCGGTCATTTCTTTCAGACCAGCGAAGATCGCATTCTGACGATTGATTGCGATCGGTTTTACATTGTCAGGTTCCGTACCCGTTTGACGAATGTAGATGTTGTAGTTTGTTGCAGACCCATCCGCACGAGTGTCAGTGAAAACGTTTGGTATGAATACAGTCCAGTCTGCACTGGGTGCGGTTTCACCCAATCGGAAACTGCCAGGAAGTTCATTTGCGGTTATTTTTTCGAGTAGTCTTTGAATGAGAGAATCGAGTTCCGAATCACTCATCTCTTTTAGACCCGCACCATTCCAGAAAACAGGGTTCTTTGTCAATGGTCCTTTTTCGGAAGGACCTACATTCTGATAAAGATCCGTTTCCGTGAAAGAATAGGTAGGTGGAATGTATGCATCAGGTGTGACACCAATGCCCTGATCATAGAAAGTATCGGTATAAGTTCCGACAAGATTACCGCCCGCAGAAATAGTGAGTGCCGATGGGTCACTCTGACTCATTCTTGAAAGATGAATCCCTGCACGGTATGCGAGATAATCTTCTTCGTTTAAGATTAACTCTTTTAACGCACCAGAACCAAGACTTTTTAACGGACGGTATGACATCTACTGCTCTTTAAAATCATTTTTACTATTTATAAGATTTTAAAGTGGTCAACACCGTAGATTGCAATTCCTTTATTTGGATTTCTAAATCGTCGATTCGTTTTAAGAGTTGTTCTTTCTCTTTGCGTTCTTCTTGTTTGATCTTTTTACGAATTTTAGCTTGTTCAATCTGGCTCCTGTTAGGATTATAGTAGACACCAGATTGAACAAATTCGTTTAATTTACTATCTATACTCATACGGACAAGAAGTTATATGAGAAGGAAGATAACATGGGTGGTCTATCTTTCGAAGGACAAGCAATTTTGAATTGTGACTGTTGGAACGGATCCATTCTACCACCTTCACCTCCAACCAAAAACCTTGCAGTGTAGAACTCACCACTGTTGTCTCTCGGAATATTTTCCTTGATGGGATATGGATTCCACGGTTTGTCTTTCAGATTTTCATCCGCTGCGCCAGTACGATAATAGAATTGTATATCAGATCCATCCGGAAGGTTGACATCAAATCTCGCATCGACACCGACTGCGGTTTCACGTAGTACCGTAGGTGTAGTAATGTGAGTGAATCCAGTCTTACCACCATATGGTTGGGTTTCTTCTACAGGATACACATATGGAGTCACCTCGGGATCATCCACGCAATAACCAACCAACACCAAAGACGCACGTTGTAAATCTATCACAGGTGAAACATAATCAGATGCAGTCTTCAAGTCCAGTTTGATAATCGCAGACGATGACAATCCTTGTGCGGTCTCGGTTGACTTACTGTAAATAGCACGTGGTAAATCAAAATCAACGTTTTGATTCAAACTGATTTTTCGATACTGTTCTGGTTGTTGATAACGTGTCGCAGTACCCGAAATGAATCTACCCGTGGTGAATTTAGCAGAAGCATCAATCGAAGTGTTTTTCGGAATCGACACATCTATGGTTGGATTCACCACCGAGAATACAGTATTACCTTGAGACAAGATTCTGTTACCACCCCCAAATCCACTTGAGGTTGCAGTTCCTGCGGTCGTGACTGTGTAACCATAAAGATCCGCAGAATCAACTGTGTGCGTAGTATTCAACTGACTTGACAATATTCCGTTAGCATCAGAACATGAATCAAGTTGTGCAATATCGCCAGGTTGTAAACCGTGACACATATGTTGCACATACACTTTACTTGAACCGTCGTTTGTACGGATACTGTTACCCTTCAATAATTTAACAGGTAAATCAGCATTCTTCAATACAAGACTTCCACCACCGATATCAAACGATGCACGATGCAATGTGAACATGATGTCTCGGTCTTTACTACCAATCCAAGTAGCTGCGTTTTGAGGCAAGAACAATGTTCCGTTGGTAGGTTGGTTTGTTACATAACGACTGGTAGAACCATATACAGATTGACCTACAGTAGAACTGAACAGTTCGTATTCAGTAGACTGTGTGGAAACCACAACCGCATACGTAGTGTTGGGTTGCAGATATATCGGTTCATCAAACTCGAACGAAGTGGGACGAGACTGAATCACAGACAACTGTGGATCTGTACCAATCGCAACAACTTCACTCGGATTCAAGTAAACATGCGAATCAGGAACGATAGTTGTCTGTGAAGGTTTACCACCAACTACAGGACGAATATGAATCGAGATTGGTATGTTACCACTGTCTTTCTTTCTGAAGAACAGATCCACCTTGGTCAAAGTCAAACCGAACTGGTTGGTCACTTCGAAAGTTTGTGCAAGAGGATTCTGCGGTAACGACAATACGTTGGTATTTGTACCACCGAATACGTTTTGGTTAACGTCAATGTAATCAGACAGAACCTGTGACATTTCACCAGTCGCATCAAGTCCCTGTAATGCAGCTGCAGACAGAGGTGAAGTCAATGGTCCAAACTTACCTGCAAGTTTGGGATCTAAAATACCAACATTCGTTTCGGTGATATTGTCGAGTGCGGTTTGCAATTCTTTCGGTGTGAAAGGCAAACGAGTCTGTATGTAACTCCAAGGAGCAACCCACTGCCATCCACGTAGAGACAAGAAACCTTGCCATGACTTATCGACCTGACCAATTGCGGAATAGTATGCAAAACATTTACTTCCAGCATCTGACCAATCGTTTCGATCTATGTCAAGTAGTTTGAATTCGCGAATACCTGAACGGAAACGAACATACTTGGTTTTTATCTTCTTACCTTTTACGTAACGAACAATCTCGTATTCAGGAGCGATATTGGGTATAAAGAATGATCCGATGATCTCACCATTTTCGTCACTGGTCAGTTCACTGTTTCCATCGGGGTGTGATGAAATATCTGAAGATGTATATTTGTTACCAATGTCATCAGTACGATCAGCCCAACGAACAAACGTAGATTCTTCACGACACCAATCTGACACATTCTGTCCATCAAAGAACGGAGTGAACTTGGTGTTGGGTGTTAATCCTTTCGCTTGGAAGTACACTTTACGTGAACGCATCCAAGGGATCAAAGCAAGATCAATGTACTTTCCGTTGGTCAACTTACGGATACTTTCGGATGAAAGAACACGATTGACATGACGACCCGTCGAAGTTTCGGTGACAATGAAAGAAGAGTTAGAAAGGAACTTATCTAATTTCTTAAGTTGTTTTCTCTTCAACACTGCACGAGGATTCGTACCTTTAACCGATGCAATTGCACCAGCAAGGTGAAGATCAGAAACATCTCGCCCCGCCCAGTTCCACATCCAGTTGTTCCAAAGCAACGCTTGGTCTTGAGATATCTTGTTCGAACCAGTTAATGCATACTCCGCCTTTTCAAATGCGTCTTTCCATTCGTCCGAAGAAGGAGACAGTTTCAACGTTCCTACGTTGTCTGTCAATCCAAATGGGTTTACGTTGACAAATTCGGATGCGAGGTCATGTGACTTCCAAGTGACTTCCGAATAATCAAGGTAAATGTTGTCACCTTTCTTCCTAATGTTTTGAGAAAGAGAATTGTCAACAATGAGTCGAATATTGTTCTCGTCCGCCATAGGACGAATCAACCGAGATTCAGGATCAAGTGATGCACGATAATCTGGGTTTGCAACTTCACTACCAGTTTGATCATCCACATTATCAACCACAATACCAATCGAAGGACGAACATCGCCTTGACTATCCAACAACGTATTGATCTTTTGTTCAAGTTCCAAGAACTTACTTGTGGTATATTCTTCTAGTCGATCAAGTTTTGCTTCCAGACCAGCGATGTCTTTCATCGTATAACCCTTGTGTTCGATCGGGGTTATCTGCACATCGTTTTCGTCAAGGGTGTTTGCACCCATAACGATTTTGTAAAGTTCTAATGTATTATCTGGGGTTGCTTTAAACTGTGGGTTCTCGTCTTGTTGACCCATCAACAATTGTATAGTTCCGTCTTCGTCAATCAACAGTTTATCTGCACGGGGAAGATAATAGGTTATATCCGCAGTGACATTTGTTGCATTGCGAGGTAGGAAATGGATGTTCGAAAACGTTCCTGCATTTTTATCAGGACGAAAATCGAGATAGTTAATCAGTTTGACTTCTTCACCAGTTTGAATTACGTGTGTCGGAATGTCAGAGTATCCAACCGCATTGTTGTATGAACTGGGTGCATAGAAGTCACCAGTTGCACCACGAGTGAAATGTCGATACTTAACATACAACGAAGTGGGAGCAGAATCTCCTTGTTGCAGAATCAACCGACTGTCTGCGTAGAAGTTGTCACGTTGACCATCATCTAATATGAATCTTGGTAATAAATTGTTTCCATTGGCATCGTCAGCACGTACTGAATCTATGGAATAAACATCAGGTACACCAAAATCATAGTAGACATACGAGTTTCCGTTGACAGGGTCTGTAGCAGTTGCTTTGGTTAACGTGGCAGTTGTCGCTGACGAAAGTGTCTTGGATTTGACCGTTCCTGTTTTCTGAACATAATAGAGAATGTCGTATGCAGTAACGTTACTCAAACCGCTAATGACACCCGTTGAGATATTAACAGTAGGTGAAACAACACCAGAAGGTCCAACCACGACCCATGACGAACCGTCTGTGAACGATTCAGAACCCACCAATACGCTACTGATATCAATCTCACCTGAACTGTTAGAGTTGTCAGAAGTGAATTTTTGCACTGTCAGGACAATATCGGAGAAGGCCTTCGCACGGGGGCGAGAAGTCGGCATTAACAGATCATTATCAATTGTTTGATACAATCGTGCATTAGTACCTTGTAAGTCTAACACGAATCTATCTGAAGTACCAGTACCGATCGTTCTCGCAGTCGCAAGAGATTCACCATCATTGATTTGTACATCAAAAACATAGACTCTTAAGTTGGGTCCATCTTTTTCTACTGCACGAATACGACAGGTCCCGATAACATTTCCGGAAGGGTCAGTTGCACTAGAACTAATATTGACCGTTGAGTAATCTAATGAAGGTAATCCCCTTGCAGAAGCAGACGCTGCAATGAAATAATTACCATAGACAATCGGTACCACATCGTTTTCTACTAGGTCCGTTTCTTGAGGACGGGGTACGGTCAATCTAATCGGAGATGGATTTTCTGCTCGATAACCATTGACATATGCCGTGCCTTTTGATATAATGAGCTCTAGGGATGAGTCGTTTGAAACAACATCCTCAAAGTGAATAGTAAAAGGTTCAACAATATAATCGCCTGATTCTTCATCAGTACGTAATGCCATCAATTCTTCTATCTGATTATATGCATCATTCTCTTGTACAGTTTCTACGATAGTAGAGTTTTCTACGTTCGCAAGAAAAACAAAGGTATCATCCGAAGTAACCCGATCTTTGGTCGTAAGTTCTAATCGAATTCTATATCGGTCTGCGCCAGGTGATGCACGATTAATTATACCACCCGAATTGTCATAAAGTGCAGAAGTATCGTTTACAGTGACTACTTCTTGTATGACTTTAAATCCAACAACCGCATCGACTGCATTGGTGTTTGCACTTAAAATTATGTGTTGGTCATTCGAATGAACAAATCGTCCTAATACGAAAAAGGTACCTTCTCCAACATCAAATCTAACACCCTTACCCGTAGAGTTTGGAGTGTGTGTAACTAACTCGTAACCGTTCCCTGATTGATCGAACAGTGTTTCATTATCACCGAACGTATTTGAAACAGAAGATACGTCAGCTTGGTTGTTATTAATATATTGGACGTAAAGAGTGTCCAATGTAAACATGTCATTGTCGATTGGTTTTACTTCTAATACTCTCGCAGTCAAACCAGTAGAAGGATTTCGAAAGACTGTACCCAATGGAATGTCTGCAAAATCACCACCCGAGTTTGTTGATGCGATCTGAACGTAATCGTAATCGTCGTTACATGCCATTGCAGGTGAAGTAATAGCCGCACCGTCTTTAAAGACGTTGTGTCCCATTCGACTCAACTCGGCATATACGAGACTCTGAAGTTGTGTTAACTCCCTTGCCTGCAAAGCGCGACCATTATTGAACAATATCTGGTGATAATTGTCGTTCTTATTATAGTCGTCATCATAAGAACTTAAAAGGGTATTTGAAGTAAAAGTAGTCGCCATTTTTTATTCCAGTTCTATTACTATTCGAATGTCTTCGGTTTGATTGCTTGCACGTTGAATGCCATCAACGTTATTTATGTACAATATTTCACCCGAATAACGATCAAATTCAGGATTACCCAATGATTGTATTTCAGCGGTTGCACCAGAAGTACTCTGAACAACCTCTCCATTTAAGAATTCACCAAACCCTGTTGAATCGTTTTGGAAATAATATAATTTCGTACCGTCTTGATAGAACACCTTACCGAAAGCTGTAAGTGACGTGTTATTGAAATCTTCATCATTAACAAAAGATCCACTGATATTTGCAATGTTTAGGTAGTTCATTGCATTTGCAGTGTTCACTGTAAGATCTGAATCCCCATTGTATTTTTTCAGGTTACGGAATAGAGAAACAGTTTTGAATTCGTTCTGCGCAAGGATCGTATTGTTTTCGTTGTTTTCGAAATCAACCTGCATCATGACCGACTTCGCAAACAATGTATTGACAGGATCTTTATTTAAACCACCTCTTGGTGCAATTATTGGTCGTAATACCGCATTACCATAAGATGGTTCAACCTTTGCGAAATCGTATCCCGTCCCGTGCAGTCGATTTCCTTCACCATCCGAATCGATTTCTACTCGAACTATTCTTCCGTTGTAAACAGTCGCATTATATACAGCAGAAGATCCGTTTCCTTGTATTGAAATACTTGGGTTTACAGAATATCCTGTTCCACCCGAGTCGATTGCGATTCCAATGATCTCACCAGAGATCGCAGAGTCCTGTAAAGTTTTCTGTCCGACTTCAGAAAGAATGGTCGGTGTCCCAGTGATAAATTTTACGGGCATATACGAATTGTTTTTGAAATTCGAAAACGCAATGTTTGACATAGTGTATAGGTATCTCCAAAGATACCCATCACTCGTTTTAAGCGTGTTTATAAGTTTGCCCGTAATAAGAGAAGTGGAAGGTTCTACAGTGGAAAGGATCTCCACTCCCTGATTGGTCTTCGCAGTCTGTATGCAAACAAAAACTTCTCGGTTTTGATTCAATACGTAAAAATTAGTCAACGAACTGTTGTTGTCATCCCAAGCATTATAAACAGTGTTTGCTTGCCATTCAACCGTTGGAACAACCATTGACGCTTGATTCGCAACCTTGATTGATTGTAATTCATGACGAACAACCATTTCTTTTCGTCGAGTGTCACTTAAAACATTCGAAATATCGTTGTCAAGTGATCTACCGATACCAACGTAATAAGTAGAACCGCCAGAATCAATATCTGACAACCAAAGGTTGCCCAATAATTTTTTATAATCTGGTGTAATCGTTGATGTTGACATACTATTTCTCTTAAATTACTATTTGTTTATTTATACGGTGTTCGTGACAACAGCACGTGTAGTCGATGCATTCGGATCATAATTAAGAATGTTGTTCCTCAACGGATTTATTGTTGCTTGGTTTGCTGGAATCGCAACAATTTTGATATACTCTCCCGTGATGATCGAAGGAGAAAAACCGGAAAGATATAACACACCCGTTGTTATATCGTAGTAACCAACGTTATCAACTTCCGAAGATGCGGTCTTGGTATTGAACACTTCGATAATGTTCGAACCCAATCGGTTTCGAAGTTTGCAAACCTTTCCATTTAAAAAGAAAGTGTCGGAGTTGATGATAAAAATATCGTCTTCGGGTGCAGCAATTGATGTGGGGAACGTTATGGTATATGAACTCACACCAGATCTTGGAATTAAACGATATTGCATCTTGATGTCTGCACGACTCGAAAGGATTGACGGATCGGTGTCATCTATCTGTGTCAATAAATTCGATCGACGAAACGATTGGTCAAAAGAACCCAGATTGGCATCGAAAAATGATTTCATAGTATTTTTAACAGTTGATTCGATACTGGTTTTACTTTGCGAAGTAAGATTCTGGTTCCACTGAAAAACAGTCGAGATTTCCAAAAAGGTATTGACCGGATCTACGAACTGAACGTCAAACGATGCGACAGACAAATCTCTTGCAAGCGCAACGATGTCGTTTTTGGTTTTTCCTTGAATGGACGTATCATCTGTGTCAAAGTCGATTGACACAAACACCGAACCATATTGAGGTGGTAAATTATCTTCACCACCCCATGATTTAATATCATTAATAACACCCGAAAAATTCCTCAAGATCAATGCAGAGTAATCTTCTGCTGTTACCATTCTGTTTTGTGTTGCATAAAGGTAAGGTGCATTCTTTCGAATGGATTCCAGTTCTTCTTTCTCCGAACCACCAATTGCAATTGCAACGGTTGATATTTTTACTTCTTTACCGTCAAGGGTGGAATCAGGTGAAAATGTTTTCGCACCATTTGATTCCGAACCCGCAACTCTGTCATATGAAATAACGATCTTATTTCCAGGCTGGGGTGAGTTACCGAGTCGTCCACTATTTCCCAAACCATTTGCAAAGGTCACTTCATAGAAACCGTTGGGTGTCTCTTTGATCGAAAAAATCTTCGAAGTAGATTGAATACTGGTTGCGTTATTGATATTGATATAATTGTCGAAACTGTTCGAGGATACATTATCGTATACTCTAACCGTGATTGTGTCCAGATCCAAATTAGTTACTGGTATGACATACGTTTCGTTTTCGGATGCAGGTCCTGCAATGAAGGTCTTGGTTGCTTGTATACCTTCGTAAATTGCAACGTTGATGTTTCCATCCAGTGCAAAGTAATAACGATCCGAACCGTCATTGACCGCAGTCAGGTTCTCTCGTGTTTTGAAAGTGTATGAGACATTGTCAACCGTAGTGGAAAACGTGAAACCCGCAGGCATCGTGATCGTTGAAGGATTGCTGTTGTCGTTGACATACATGTTAACAACAGCATAAGATGCTTTTTTCGATCCTACAGTATAACCCAAACTACCCGCAAGAGCAACCAGAGAAGAACGCAATTGTGCAGTCGAGAGGTATGACTCGTTCAATGCAAAGTTTGCGATCAATCCATTGTAATGTGTGTTATATGCTAATACATCCAACAGATTAGAAATACCAGAAGCTTCGAAATTGTAATCGGCAAATTCTGGTTTTTGTGCCAAAAACAATTTCAAGTTGTTCTTGATGGTATCAAAATCTAATTCTGTAGATTTAATTGTTGTTGTCATTTATGTTCTCCAGCGTCTATAACAACTGATTGTTTCCGGTTTGAGTTAATATTGGTTCACCCGCTTGAGTCAACAATCCGATGAGTGCGATATCTATTCCGATCAGATCCCCACCCAGTGTCAACAATCTGTTTGAATCTTCACTCAACAAGATTTCATCGAAGATCGGATCTGGCGTAACAGGTGGTACAAATGCAATGGTGCCAATTTGTTCTGTGACACCGACACGCAACACATCAACAAATCCAGTTTGTACAACTCTAAACTCTATTATGACCGAAAGATAATTGTAGTCAGGTGATGCGACTACCTTTAAACCAGTGATCTTTGCTCTAGGTTCATATCTTTCGATTGCAATTTTTATATCGTCTATGATTTGATCGGAAGTGCTAGCATCCATCAAATCAAACAATCTATTACCTAAATTACCACCAAACTTTGGACGGTAAGGTTTCTCGTGGTGATTGGTCAACAACAGATTCTTTATGGATTGTTTAACCGCACCGGCATCCAGTTTCTTAAGAATGTCACCATCACCATTTAAAAAACCAAACTCGTCTGTTCTTGCAGACAGAGTAAGATCAATATCAGAATACTTTCGTGTCTTGACGACACGAATATTCGATGATAAATTTCCGTCTTCTGGTGAAAAAACTTTAGGCATTGTAAAACCTTTTCTTTTTATTTATATCATTAATCTGGAAGTATTTCTAACAGTTCGTTCTTTGCTTGAAGTTCACCGTTATAAATTGTTTCCAAATCATATTTGTAAGAAACATCGAAGGACGAAGGAACTTCGGGCATCTCTAGAAATATTGTACTTGTCAGTTGACCTGATGGATCAAATGTGTCATAATATAATGTAATCTTATCATAATTGATATAATCTTTCCAATAGACCGCAAGGTCAAATGCCATACGTGGATCTGATTTACCAAACTTATCGACCACTTGATAACCGATCGTTCGTCCTTCTCTTCTTAAGTCATTAATACTGTCCGAACTGGGGGATTCACCCACATACTGCGGAATCCTCGCAACCCACCCATCCGGTCCTTTACCATATGAAGCATTCGGTATTCTTTGTGTGACCAACTTTGCGGCAAGTTCACTTCCCTGTTTTGATTCCGTGACCTGAAACTTTGGATTGGGTTCGTATATTCCATCCGACACAGTCAAACGGTGTTGTGCGAATAACGGGTTTGAATAGAACACCTGCATTGCGTGTGAGTGAGGAACAAGGTTACGTGCGATCTGATTTCGATTTGCGGAACCCGAGAACCCCTTCGAATACAATTTTTCGAATTGGGTCCTAGAACCCAATGCACCCAAAAACTTTGCACACGTAATCCCCGGCCCTAATTGTGTCGAAGACGTGATTCTCCCTTGCAAATCAGGATTGTATTTTGGTTCAACTAATATAATCATTTACTCACCTTGAATCGTTTACTTCGATTGTCCGCTGGATTGTTACCCAACAACGTAGAACCGAATCGTATCGTACCTTTTTTACTTGCGGTTCTTCCGATATTTGCACCGATGTTTTTCTTGAAGTCTTTGTTAAGTTTACCCTGACTCACAAGATAACTAGTGAACGTATTATTGTCGAAGTTCGCAGGATCACGTAATTTAGAACGTATTTCATGAATGGTTGGGTCGTGATTAAACAATCCATCGTACTCGTCAGACTTACTGATCTTATCTTTGAGTTTGGGATCAACTGATACGTTACGAATACCGTAACTACTTGACGACAGTTGCAATTCCACAATCGCAGGATTAGGAACCGGAGCAGTCGGAGGTAACGGTATGAATGGCATAACGCCAGGGACTGGTGGTGTTATTACAGGTGGTGGACCCGCACCCAGAGATGCAGCAGTCACTGCGGTAGTCGCTGCACCTGCACCAACCGCAAATCCCGCTTGACCAGAGATCGAAGAATAATCAGAACGAATTGCTTCCGCAGCCTTACCTATCAAAGTTCCATAGAACGTAGAAAGATTTGTAAGTCCCGCAGGGAAACCACCGTATGTTTTACCATAGTGATCAATTAATGGACCACCGATCGTACCTTTGTGACCGATCATTGACACATGACGTGCAGTAATGTTTGCGGTCGATGCCGCAGCAACCCATTCGTTTACCGCAGTTGTCACCAAATTCTGACCTGTCAATATCTCGGTGTTACCCTGAACCAGTTGTTTCATATCACCCGCAACAATCAGGTTCATGTCTTCGAGACACGTACTGGTTGCCATTCCAATGACCTGTTCACCCCGTGCGCCTCGAATCGTGTAGTTCTGATCACGATTTACTGTCTTGGTG